TTCATTTTATTTATATAAATATCAAGCAGTTCCTGTTTACTCATTACATTCTGATTGATAATCATCGAATTTATGAACTTACAACTTTCTTTTGACATTACAAGTTCATTTATTCTTTTACATGCTATCTGAGCAACCTCTATGAACATTTGAATTTCTTTACATAAATCTAGTTTTTTATGTTTTTTCATTTAGCACCTTAATCAATGGTATACACCGATAATATATCACAGCAAAAACTAGCTGATACCTTGCATATATCAAGGATCCAAGTTCGCAGATTTGTCGAAAATGGAACCTTTATTCTTGACGAACATAAAAAACTAAGTCTGTCACAGGCAAAAGAGGCTTACGAAAGATATCGCAAGACCTTTGAAGCAGAACAGCTAAGCAAAAAGAAAACTGCTGCTAAGAAAGCATTAGAAGGAATTGCCCCACAAGATCCAACCTGTTCTGACTTTGCTCAAGTATATAAACGTTGGGTAAATAACGTTGAGGCTGATCCTGTATCAGTTCTTAACTCAGCTAAAGCCTACTATACAGCTGTACTGGCAAAAGAAGAAAAGATCAAGCTGGATGCTTTAGAGCGTTCTCTAATTCCTGTAGATGAAGTTAACGCTGATGCCGAGAAAGTCGGTAATTTAATTCGTTCCAAATTAACTACATTGCCTTCACGAGTATCAACCATGTGTGAAGGAAGAACCGCAAGAGACATTGAGGAGATTTTATCTGATGAAATCAACAATGCTCTTGAAGAATTGCACGAGCTATTCGTCAAATAGGTTCGCCAAAGGTTTAGCTAAGACTTTAAAGCCAAGACCAAAGCTTACAGGCTCTCAATGGGCTGATACCTACAGAATGGTAGCAGCAGGAACTTCTCCTGAGCCTGGTCTATGGAGAACAGCTCGTGTGCCCTACATGAGAGAGCCTTTAGATATGGCTACAGCTCACTCTGTAGAGAAAGTTGTCATTATGGCAGCATCTCAGGTGGCTAAATCAGAGTTATTGATAAACGTTCTAGGTTATTACATCGACCAAGAGCCTTCATCAATCATGATGGTTCAGCCTACGGTTGAAGCAGCAGAGGCATTCTCCAAAGAAAGAATTGATCCTACCTTACAGGCATCACCTGCTTTAAGAGACAAGATGTCTCAACCTGTAGATAAAGAGAAAGGTAGAAGTCGTAAGGCAGGATCAACCATCCGTATGAAGAACTTTACAGGTGGTTATCTTGCAATGGTTGGTTCAAATTCACCAGCAGGACTGGCATCAAGACCTATTAGAGTTCTTTTAGCTGATGAGATTGACCGCTTTGGCTCAACCCAGGAAGGCGACCCTTTAAAACTAGCCGTACAGCGTACACAGAACTTCACAAACCGTAAGATAGTGTTTGTATCTACTCCTACTACCGAGGTAAGAGAAGGCGGTCCTACTATCTATTCGGAATTTATGAAGTCTGACCAACGTGAGTTTATGGTCAAGTGTCCTAAATGTGGTGAACGCTTTGAAATGGCTTGGGGCAACGTGCATTGGGATAAAGACGGAACAGGAACTGTTGTAGAAGACAGTATCAGAATGGAGTGTCCACATTGTCATGCCAAAGTTCGTGGCAATGGTAAACCTGATCCTTACCTTCTTGAGAGTGGTATTTGGGTTGCCAAAGTACCGGAGGTTAAAACTGTTGGATATCATCTAACCTCTCTCTGCTCTCCATGGGTTGAGCTTAAAGATCTTGTAGATGATTTTGTTGAAGCTAACCGCAAAAAGGATAAAGCAGGACTTCAAGAGTTTATTAACTTAAAGATTGGCGAACCATGGCACGAAGATGAAGCTGACTTAAGCTTATGGGAGAAGTTGTCAGAACGTAGAGAGTTCTACCCTGTTGAAGGTCTTCCAAAAGAGATCTTAATGTTTACCTGTGGCATCGATGTTCAGCATGACCGTTTAGAAGCATCTATCTTTGGTTGGGCTAAAGATTACGAAAGCTATGGCATTAAGCATGTCATTATTCAAGGTGATCCTAAGCTATCTGAAGTTTGGTCAGCTTTAGATGTAACACTTATGGAAAAGTTCCAATTAGAAGATGGTCGTGAGCTAACTATCTCATGCACATTCATTGACTCAGGTGATGGTACTTTAACTGACAAAGTTTACCAGTACACCAAGCAACGTGAGCGTTCAAGAGTGTTCTCAATCAAAGGCTCATCAACTATTGGTAAACCAATTGTAGACAGACCAACCAACAACAATCGCTACAGAGCGCATCTGTTTGTTTTGGGCGTTGATGCCGGCAAGCGTCTGATTATGCAACGCTTATCTAATCAGGATATTGGCCCTAGCTTTGTTCACTTTCCTCGTGGTCGTGATAACGGCTTTACTGAAGAATACTTCAAACAATTAACCGCTGAGGTATTTGTTAGAAAGTATGAAAGAGGCAAAGTCTATGAAGGATGGAAGAAGATTAGAGAGCGTAATGAGGCTTTAGATTGCTATGTGTATGCAACTGCAGCACTTGAGCTTATGAAACCTACATATGAGCTGTATGTAGCTAATGCTAATGAAGGACCAAAACCTACTACCAAAAAGATTGCTAAAAAGAAACGTTCAGCTGTTTATTCAAGCATTGGTGATGAGATTTAAAGCATGACTACCAGTTATATAAGAGTAAGAAACAAGACCTATCGTGTTGTAGATGGTGTCAGATACCGTGAAATTGATGGTTATATCAGGAGTGAAGTGGTTGAAGATCTTAAATCTCTTAGAAGTACCATGCAATCCGTTATGACAGGTGGGCAATCCTACACAATTGGAAGCAGAAGCCTTACAAGAATAGATCCAAATGCTTTACAAAACAGAGAAAAGTATTTGTTGAACCTTCTATCACAATTTGACAACGATTGTGGTGATGTAAGAACTCAATTTGCTGTTCCAACAGAGTATTAAAGGCTAATAAATGAGCAGAATACATTCCCAAAGAGAAGCTTCAGGATATGCTAATTCTGGAGCAAGCAGAACAAAGAGAGCTTTTAGAGAATGGTATGCAGAAGGTTTAGCTCCTGATGAAGATATTACTCGAAATTTACCCCTTTTAAGAGCGCGTAGTAGAGATCTTTACATGAGCTCTCCTCTTGCAGCAGGAGCAATTAAAACCATTACGTCTGGAGTTGTCGGCTCAGGTCTTATGGTTCATCCTCATGTTGATAGAGAAGTTTTAGGTCTATCTGATACACAGGCTACAGAGTGGGAAAAGAATGTAGAGCGCGAATGGCTAGCTTATTCCGAATCTACAGCATGTGATGCCCAACGTTCTATGAACTTCTACCAAATGCAACGCTTGGTATTTATGTCAGCTCTCATGAGTGGTGATTGCTTTGTTGCAATGCCTTACATTGAAAGACCTAACAGTCACTATAGCTTGAAGGGATATTTAATCGAAGGCGATAGAATATGCAATCCCACCAATAAATATAGTGCCGATTTATGCGATTTATCAAAAGATATACGTGAAGGCATTGAAATTGGCGATTATGGCGAGGCAAAAAGCTATTACATCGCAAAGTTTCATCCTGGTGATTATTCAGGTAAAAGAGCCAAGTTTAACGGTGATGATTTTGTAAAAGTTGAAGCTTATGGAGCTTCGGGAAGACACAATATTCTTCACATTATGGATTATGAACGACCAGGTCAAAGACGTGGAGTGCCTCTTTTATCTTCCGTTTTAGAAAATTTAAAACAGATTGAAAGATACGATTCAAGTGAACTTATGGCAGCTGTTATAAGCTCATATTTCACCGTATTTTTGAAAAAGAATCACCCAGCTGATGGAATTAATACAGATATTCCTTCATTAAATCAGGAAATAGAGGATATAGATCCTTCAACAATTCGACTTGGTCAAGGCGCTATTACCACTCTTCCTTCTGATACTGACATTGAAATTGCTAATCCACAGCGTCCAAACAGCTTATATTCTGCTTTTATAGAGACACAAGCTCGCATGATGGGCGCAGGTATTGATCTTCCTTACGAGATGCTTGTAAAGCACTTTATAGCTTCGTACAGCGCATCACGAGCAGCTCAACTTGAAGCTAATAAAGCTTTCAGAATTAGAAGAGAGATGTTTGTAGGTCAGTTTATTAAGCCATTTTTTAAAGAATGGCTGTTAGAAGCTATCTGCAAAGGTCGTGTTAGTGCTCCAGGTGCACTTGAAGATCCTATGATTTTTGATGCATACACTCATATCAATGTCGTAGGTGACAGTGTTGGCTGTTTAGATCCTACCAAGGAAGTTCAAGCTGCAATTCTTAGAATTAACAATAACCTGAGCACAATTCAGCAAGAAGCCGGTGAATTAAACGGTATGAGTGCTGAAGATATCGCTTCTCAGCGTGAAAAAGAGCTAAAAATGTTTGAATTTATAGCTAAAGCTACTGCAAAGAGTGCTGATACCAATTCAAATACAGAAAATCAGGAAGAAAGCATAAAGAAAGATGAAGATACAGGAGATGAGGAGCAAGTAGATAATGCTGATTCAAATACAGACAAATGACGATGGCTCACAAGCTACGTTAGATCTTATAGGTACATTTGATAATGACGGCTTTTTTTCAGCAAGTTCTGATAAAAGTTTTGTATCAGAGTACAGAAAAATCTCACCAAATGCTGACATTACTATAAACCTTAACTCTCCTGGTGGTTCAGTAAACTCAGCAATGACGATTCGTAATCTTCTTGCTCAACATAAAGGAAAGATCACCTGTAACGTCTTAGGTTGGGCTGCATCCGCAGCAACTTTTATTACTTCACTATCAAATGTCCATGTAAGGATGATGCAAGGCTCATTTTTGATGATCCATAACCCCTTAAATGTTGCTATGGGCAATCAGCATGCATTAAGAAAGCAAGCTGACAATTTAGAGCTTCTTGCTGATTCAATGGCTAGGATTTATGCAGATAAATCAGGCATGGAAATTAACGAAATTAAGCGTCTTATGGATGCTGAAACGTGGTTTTCAGCAGAAGATGCTGTTAAATGTCATTTAGCTGATGAACTAATACCTACTTCAAAAGTTGTAGCTCAAGCTGATACTGATGGTACACCAGTATTAGGAGGAGTTGCTTTAAGTGGCGGTTTAAAACAGCCCCAAAATTTAGTCATAAAAGAGGAAAAAACAGATATGGCAGATATTAGAAATGCAACAAATCCTAATGTTGCAAACAAATTAACTGATGCGCAAGCTTCAGTAAAAAGCTCTGTGTCTAGTGCAGTTGCAATTACAAGCATTGAACAGCTTAAATCACATTATCCTGAGCTTACCAATGCCCTTGTAGCTGATGCTGTAAATGCTGCACTTACTGCAGAACGTTCAAGATTAAAGTCATTGGACGCAATTAGAGATAAGAATCCTCAAATTGTAGACAATGCTAAATATGTGACATTTGCTGATGCAGCTCAGACAGCTCTAGCTATTCTACAGCAGTCAGATCTAACTCAGCATAATAAAGCTGAAGCAGTTAAAAAAGATGCTGAGAATGTAGCTAACACTTTAAGCAAGCTTTCAGCTTCATCTAATCCTGATGCAGGCACTTCATCTGAAAATATGACAGGAACAGTTGCTGCTAGTCAGGCATGGATTTCATTAATGGAAAAGACAAAGGAGCTATAAGATGACTAAGCAATTGTATAGACGTATTGGTGAGTGGAAGCCTGATGATTTACTGGCAGATTCTCGCGATATCTACATTACTACTGATGAAGCTATCGACGCAGGTGCATCTTTTCACCGTGGTCAGATTGTTAAATATGATTCTACAACCAAGACTATTAAAGCGATGACTGCAAAGTCAGATATTCCTTTTGGTATTGTAGTTAGAGATGTTAACTGCTCAGAAAATGAAGACGAAAACGGAGACCTGTTTGCAACAGTCTATGTAAGAGGCTCTTTCAATGGTCAGTCTTCTTTATTAGATGCGGGTGCAATTTCTGCTGAAGACACATCTCATAAAGCCACTCCTCTAAGTTTTGAGAATTTTTATGTAGCGCTTCGTGAACGTGGAATCATTATTCGTCGAAATGTTAACTAACTGGAGCTTATTATGGCAGAACTAAATTATATTGATTTATTCTCAAGACAGACCTTAATGGGTGTCATTGAGAAAGATATTAAAACCCCTACTTATTTTAGAGACAGATTTTTCCCTGTTTTTAAAGAGTTTGATACTGAATCGTGCTTAATAGATGTCGTTGATCATCGTGACAGAGAAATGGCTAACTTCTCAACTGTAGAAGGTAATGGTCATCTAAATACACCTAAAGGTTTTGTAACTGAAGCTTTTAATCCTGCATATTTTGACGAAAGATTTGTAGTTACAGCTCGCCAGTTAAAAGATCGTGCTCCAGGTGAAAATGTTTTAGTAAACTCAATCAACGTGGATCGTAGAGCTGTCAGATTATCAGTTGCAGTTCGTAGAGGATTGGATCTGATTGATAAACGAATTTCACGCAGAGAAGAGTATATGTGTATTAATGCATTACTCACAGGCAAAATTCAGGTAACCAATAAATCTCAAAATATCGGTGAATTTGATTTTTGGAAGTATTTAGGTTCAAATGAAAAGCCTATTACCAATTTAACTACAAAATGGAATGAGTCAAATGCTGATCCTATATCTGACTTACAGTTAGTTGCAGATAAAATGTCAACTCAGTCTGGTCGCCAGCCTCAAGATCTATACTTAGGACTAAATGCATATCAGGCTTTGTTAAAGTACCTGCAAACTGATAAAGGTCATAATCTATTTGATAATCAGCGTGTTGATTTAGGTAAGATCAATCCTCAGGCTGACCAAAACCAGAACTGTATTAAATACAAAGGCTATCTGTCAGATCCTAGTGTAAATATTTACGTATACACTGGTAACTATACTGTTAACGGCAAAAATTATAAATATTTCCCTGATGATGCAGCTTTAATGGTTGCTTCAGGAACCGGTACTACAGAGAGTGCTTGGAGAGCTTATGGTGCTTGCGAAGTTTCTGATTCTGAATTTAGAGAAGGTAGACTTGAAACAGGTGCAAGAATTACTGATTCATGGTATCAGAGAGACTATGAAAAAGGTCAGGTTGTTCAAATTCAGTCAGCACCGGTGGTTGATGTTGTAGATCCTCAGCTTTTCCATGTTATCAGAGGAATCGTTTAATGAGTAAGGTTAGATTTTTAAAGAATACGATCTTTAAAGATAGGTATTATCCAGCAGATGAAAAGGCAGAGTTCGATGATAAAGACTCTGCCTTTTTAGTTAATGGTGGTTTTGCTGAAAATGTTGATGATGCAAATCCTACTAAGACTAACGCTGATACCAGTGTTTCAAAATCTGCTGGTGTTTCTACATCTTCAAAGAAAACAACCGGTAAAAAATAATGTCTGCTTTTAAAGATGCAATAGCTAATGACATAGACAAGACATTTTTCAATATTGATGAGTTTTCTGACGTACACAAGTATGAAGACCAATCAATAAAGTGTCTTGTAGATGATGATCGTTTAGATACAGCTTCAGGAAGTTTTGCCAATGGAGGTGTATTTGAACATCTTACTGAGCTGTATGTATCTGAAGAAGCTATCGGTGCGCCTGTTAAGGGTCAAAGCGTAACTCTTGATGGGGTGAAGTATGTAGTTCGTTCGGTGTCGATTGAATATGGTGTTATACGTATAGTTTTAGCAGATGAAGAACAATGAGTGATCTTAAACTTACAATTTCAGAAAATCCTTTTAAGGATCTAGAAAAAGTAACTAAAAAAGCGAAATCGAGGGCTCTATCTAGAGCCCTTCCTTTTGCCAAAAAGAAAATTACTCAAGTTATCAGAGAAAACTATACCGTACAGACATCGGCTGTCAAGGAAGCTATGTCAGTACACAAAGAGGATGATAGTGCTCAAATCATTATCATAGGTCCTCCTCTTGGTATTGATAAATTCTCCTATAAGCCTAAATACGACACTACAGGTGCAACGCAACGACCTGTCAGGGTATCAGTCAAAAGAAATGTTCAACGTACTGTAGGTAATGGTTTTGTATGGCAGGGACACGTTTTTAGACGTGTTGGCAATGCAAGACGACCTGTAGAAAAAGTTACAGGACCTGCAGTTCCTCAGTTAATCGAAGATCCTCAAATCTTAGATGAAATATCTGAAGAAACACAGGATTACTTTGAAGAACGTCTTCAACACGAACTTGATTATGAGTTAAGTAAGAATGGTAATAAATAATCTAGTAGATGCTGTAGCAAAATTTTGCGAGAGCACTTTAGCAAATCTTATGCAACCGGCTCCTGACAAAGTTACAGAGATACGACCAGGCTCTTTAAACAGAACGGAACTTATTTCTGAGAAAACAGAGAAAAGAGAGTCTTCTTACAAACGCATTTCCATTTTTAAAGGCTGTCTTCCACCTAAAAGGCAGAGTGAAAATGATGATTATCCTTTTGTTTTGGTTGTTCCTTCTGCAGGAACAGTAGACAGGGAGTTTGCGCATGCCACTGTAAACATTTATTGCGGTTCTTGGCATGACGGCAATGAAGGCTATGCTGAGGTTCTAAACATTGTTCAGCGCCTTCTGATAGCTCTATCTGAAATCGAAAGCTGTTTAGATAGACATTACATTCCTGAATCAGATGTCAAGTGGATCTTTCCAGATGCATCTGCCCAAGCAGGTGCCCCAAAAATGTGGCAGGCAATGATCACTACTAATTGGAAATATCACACACCTTCAAACAATCTTCCTATTAAAGATGAATATTTCAAGGAGAAACAATATGAGTAAGCAAATTAAACAGCAAAGTGATGCTGTTGATACCTCTACTCAGGTCAGAGTTCAATCTGAATCAAAATCACAGCTTAAATTCCCAAGAATTTATACGGGACCTAACCTAACTAAAGTAGGACTGAGATATGGTCAAGTGTACTCAGGACCTGACTATCCTGTATTTGTAAAAGAGTTAATGACTAAAGCTCCAACTCTAGCTTCAATGATCTTCCCTGTAAACGACATCAAAACTATCCCTGATGCCGTAGTTAAAACTTTTCTTTCTCAAATTAAATGAGGCTAACACATGGCATATAGACACGGTGTCAGGACAAGTGAAGTAGCTACTTCATTACTTCCTGCAGCAGAAGTTGATTCTGCAATTACTATTGTGATTGGTACAGCTCCAATCAATCAGGTAGACGAGACTAACGTTAATAAACCTGTTCTCTGCTATTCTTATGCAGAAGCAGTTAAGGCTTTTGGTTTTCAGAAAGCAACTTTAAAAGATACTGGCTTTAAGAATTATGATTTCACCTTATCAGAGGCGATGTATGTATTCTTCCAGCTATACAATGTTGCTCCAGTTGTTTTTGTTAACATCTTAGATCCTAAGAAGCACAAAGAAACAGCAAAGACAACTTCTTTAACTATTGATAAAAAGACTGGCTCAGCTACCATTAAAGAAGCTGGCATTCTATTATCATCATTAGTGCTTCGTAAAGATGGATCTGAACCTTATGTTTTAGGTACCGACTATGTAACTGAGTTCGATGATGATGGTTATGTTGTTGTAACTTCATTAACCGATACTTCTACAACTGATTTTAAGTTAGCAACTGATGCTGACATTGTAGTCGCAGCTGAAGTATTAGATCCAAGCAAGGTAACTTCAGATGATATCATTGGCGGTGTAAACGCTGATGGTGTCAAGTCAGGTCTAGAACTTGTTGAAGATGTATTCCCTAAGTTTAGAGTCGCCCCTTCAATTATTGCTTGTCCTCGCTACTCAGGCGATGCTGGTGTTGCTGCGGTTATGTCTGCAAAGGCAGATGGATTTAATGACATCTTTAAAGCAATTGCCTTAATCGATGTTCCTTCTACTGTAAAGAACTATACTGATGTACCAACATATAAAAACAGCAATAATCTGACTTCTACAAATGAGGTTGTATTATGGCCTTGCTTGAATATGTCAGGCACAATCTACAACTTCTCATCTCAGTTTGCTGCTCTTTTAGCTGAAGTTGACAATGACAATGGCTGTATTCCATACGTATCACCTTCAAACAAGAACATTCAGTGCACAGGCTTATGTTTAGCTGACGGTACTGAAGTTATTGTAGATAACACTCGTGGCGAGTATCTGAATAAAAACGGTATTGTTACAGCAACTAATATGTTTTCAGGCTGGGTTGCTTGGGGTAACCGTACAGGTGCTTATCCTGGCAATACTGATGTTAAGGATGTGTTTATTCCTGTACGCAGAATGTTTAACTTCATCTCAATTCAGTTAGCAAAGACATTCTGGCAGAGAATTGACTTTCCATTAAACCGCAGACAGATTGATACTGTATTAGATAGTGCCAATATCCTGTTAAACGGCTATACAAGCAAGGGCTATATCTTAGGTGGTCGTGTAGAGTTCTTAGAATCTGAGAACCCAACTACTGATTTAATGGATGGTAAGGCTGTATTCCACGTCTATATCACTCCTCCTTCACCTAACCGTGAGATTGATTTCGTACTTGAGTACGATCCTTCATACTTACAGACACTATTTGCTTAAGGAGTTTAATTTATGGCAGTAGATGTAAATACAAGCGAGCCAATTAGACTCGTTAATTTTAGAGCATACAACAGCTCAAATCTGATCATTGGTACTACTGACTTAACTTTACCTAAGATTGAGTACATGACAGAAACAGTCAAAGGCTCGGGTATCGCAGGTGAAGTTGATTTACCTACATTAGGTCATACCGGCTCAATTACAGTAACAATTAACTGGAGAGCTGCAACTGAGCAGGCTGCAGAGTTAGCAGAACAAAAAACTCATGAAATGGATTTTAGAGGTTCTGTTCAGTACTACGACTCTGCATCAGGTGAATACAAGACTATTCCTGCAAGAGTCTCTTTAAGAACAACTCCAAAGAGCTTTGAAATTGGTAAGTTTGAGCCTTCAGCTACTATGGACCAAACCGAAGAATATGAAGTTGTTTACTTAAAGTACACCTTAAATGGAGTAGACAAGATTGAAATTGATAAATTCAATTTTGTATGCAAGATCAACGGCAAAGACTACCTAGAAGGTGTACGTTCCGATGTCGGAATGTAGTGTAGTGTCGTGTCGTAACTCGTCAGGCTGTTTTACGGCTTGACGACCTTTTAATTATAGCTGTTTAAGAGATTTAAAATGAAACTAACATTTGATAAGCCCTATGAATTTGAAGGCAAATCTTACAATGAACTAGATATTCCATTAGAAAATATCAATGGTAAAGAGCTTTTAAAATATCACAAATCTTACGTTAACAGTAAGGCAAAGCCTCAAGAAAGAGTACAGGCAAGCAATTTATTACTAACTGTATCAGGCGACCCTGACTTTGCAATTTTTATTGCAGCATCAGCTTCACAGCAACCAATTGAATTTTTTGAAAATCTACCTGCTAAAGAAGTTGTGTCTGTAATAGCTCAAATCTCATCTTTTTTGCTAGCGTAGGTATTGACACCAACTCCTCTCTTGAAGAACAGCTTCATACTTTAAGACGAGGAGTTATAAGAATGTCACAGTACCTACATTCTTCATATCTTGAATTAGAATCGCTTCCATTAGGTGACTTGATGTCACTTATCAAAGACGTTGTTGCTGAACAAAAAAAAACAGCAGGAAGTGATAAACCAAGGAAGTTCTAACCATGGCTATTGAGCGCGAACTTGTTTTAAACATTGCCGGTAAAATCAGCAAAGCTTTTAATGACAGTATCAAGCTTGTAAATACTCAACTGAGCACAATGGGGACTAAAACTCAAACTGCTGCAGGGGAAATTGAAAAGCTACAGGCTGTAATCACAAAGCGTAAAGAAATTGTTGAAGCAACCGACAAGTACGCCAAATATGCCAAGAAGGTAGAAGAGCTTAAAACAAAAATGTCGACTGCAAGCAAGGTCACAGCCTCAATGCAGTCTAATTTTGATAAAGCACAAAGAGTAGCTGACAAGTACAAAGATGAACTTAACAAAGTTAAGAATGAGTTAAGTGATTTAGAGTCTCAAAACAAAACTGCAGGTTTGTCTGTAGAAGAGCTTTCTAAAAAGTATGAACAGCAAAATTCAATCTTAAAAAAGAACGTTGAAGCTATAGAAAAAGCATCTAAAACCGTAAATCACGGTCAGGATATCATGCAGTCTGGCAAAAATTTAAGGATGTCAGGTGCTACTTCTATGCTAGAAGGCTATGCAATGTTAAAGACAGTGCAACAGCCTTTAAACGATGCTATTGATTTTGATGCTCAAACTAAAAATCTAGCTTTGTACACTGACAAAGCTGAAGCTCTCATGAAGATTAACATGGAGCTTTCGAAGCAGGATGATCTTTCTGTTGGCGAGTATCAAAAGATACAGGTATCTGGCATTACAGCAGGTACTGTAGATCCTAAGAATATACAGCAGATTAAAGATTACTCTGTAGCTGTAGCAAACGCATCAGATGCTTTAAATCTGTCAAGTGATACTGTGTCAAACGCATTTAATCAGTTTAACGATCAGTTAACTGGTGATATGTACAAGACTACACAGTTATTTGATACTATCAACTCTGTATCAAAGGCTGCACAGGCTGATGCTAGCTCTTTAATCAGTGTAATGCAGAACTCTGCTACTACTGTAAGATCATTCACCTCTCTTACCAATGATCAGATTGTAGGTTTATCAGCAGCATTCACCAAGATGTCTTCATCTGCAAGTGCTGCATCTACCTCACAAACCTTGTTTATCAAGTCTCTGACAATGGGCAAGGGTGCAACCAAGAATCAGCTTGAAGGTTGGAATGCTCTAGGCATAAATGCCGAGAAATTAGCTCAGGCAATGAATGGTGGTCCTAAATCAGCTCAGGCTGCTATCTCTGCTGTTTTAGATGCTTTAAACAAGTTGCCAAAAGCTGAAAAACAGGCAACCATGTCTAAAATCTTTGGTAAGAACCAAGAGTTACTGGCTACTGTAGATAAGTTATCTTCAAACAAAGCTGGTTACTATGATCTTGGTATGAATACAGCTACATCAGACAATAAAGGCAGTGTTCAAAAAGATGCTGATATTGCTGACAGCTCTGCTGAAGCTCAGCAGAAGATCTTAGCTAACAATATGAAGGCTCTGTCCATCATTATTGGTCAGCAATTGTTACCTGTATGGAATGACCTTTTAGGCAAAGCCATTAAGCTTGGCACAATGATCGTAAATATTGCGCAAAAGTTCTCTACATTGACCAAGAGCGCGTTATATCTCTTTGGTGTAATGGCAGGTGATAAGATTGCCATTGGTGCTTTAACATGGGTAGCAGGTAGCTTAATCACCTGTATTGGCAGAGGTGTTGTAATCTTCGGCAGATTAAAGCAGGTTTGGCTTGTAGCAAATGGCGTAATGTCGGCAAGCTCCACTTGTATGAGAGTATCTGCAAGTGTTCTTAAAGGGCTGACTGCACTGTTTCGCCTTAACACCTACAAAGTCATAGCAAGTACTGTAGCTCATAAAGTACACAATGCTGTTCTTTTAACAGGTAAAGGAATTGCTACAGCATACAAAGCTGTTGTGTCAGCTCTATCTGTAGTTTTTAGTCTACAGACATACAAGACCATTGCACTTACAGTTGCAGAAAAGGCTAAAAACGCAGCTATGATTGTGGGCTCTACTGTAGCAAAAACAGCAGGAGCTGTAATGGCTGTTTTAGCCAATATGACAGGCTTATCAACAGCTAAGACTTGGTTATATGTAACAGCTCAAAAGGCTATGAGTGCAGCTATGATTGTGGGCTCTACTG